CATGATCTCGTTCACTTCATCTTTTCTCACATCAACAGTTATTTCTTTAACACGTAAAAAGTACTTCACATTATTACTTCCTTATCTCAAAATAGTATGGGACGTTCCTCACCTGCAAAACGTATCAATTTATAACCACGTTTTGGATTAAATGTCATTAACGTTCTAGCTAATTCCACCTTATCACTACATTTCACTATTTCAGTATATTTTATACCCTTCTTATTTTCAAATGTTAGATGAACTTCTATCACGTTTAACATGTGTCTTCACTCCCAATAAGTCAGATAAGACCATTTCAAAACTCAAAATATCCCCTGCAATATCTCCATAAATTCGTTCTGCTTCTTCTTTATCTACCTCATAAGCGGTAACAGTTTCAAGACCGTTACCACTTGTGTATAAAATCCATACATCATAAGTCATTAATTACTTTGTCCACCTCTTCGCACAAGTCCCATTTATCAAGACGTGTAGCGTATTTTATTCTAAACAATAAACCTATCTTTCTCATATAGTCTCTATTAAAAAATTCATAAAAATCTACACTTCGCAACCCCTTCAAACAAGCAGCTAAATATCTTTGCTTGTCTGAGCGGTCATTGATAAATTCAACAGTTTGCATAATTTCCCGTGCTTCATCCTTACTCATTTTACTATACCAAAAACACGAATCATTCCTATAGCGTGTTCCAAACCTAAAAAGCTAGAATGCAATTGATAAGATTTATTCAATGTCAAATGTTCTTCCAACATTCTAATAATCATCGGTTTAACCACTACTGACTTGTATTCAATCGGTAAAGCACTAATTAAATTAACAGCCATTTGTAAACCTGTTTTTAATGAAAGAATGTTGTAATTTTCGCATACACTTAATTCTTTATTAAGCATTCCAAGAATATCACTCTTTGACATTCCATCATTCAACCCATTCATACTATTAACAAACTTCTCCATATCATCACCGTACATACCTTGCATAATTTGTTTACTCATAGTCATGTTTTCTCGTCTCCTTATTTAACAGTAAAAGTAGTATCAACTAAAACAATTCCACCGTCCACGTGTTGAGGCATTAATTTGCCTGGCAACGTTAAACCAACATGGAAATTATCAAAATTTACGTCTTTTTTAATATTGTCCGGCATACCTGCGCACTTAACACTTACTTTTGTAGTGGTTGCGTCCAGTGGCGAACATTCCGTAAATACTTCTTTTCCTTCATCATTTACATACGTTTTTCCATAAAGTTCTTGAATATATGTTTTCTGTCTTAAATATCTTGCTCTTTTAAATGTTCCTTCATAAGCCCACATACCTAAATTTTTAGGATGAACAATATCTTTAATTGCTTCTGGAATGTCTCCACCTGTTAAATGGATACTATCCGTATCACAATAAATAATGCGGTCATAACATTTTTGAGCGGTTGTAATTGTTGTGTATCTCGCCCATGATGTAATGAAAACGCCCATTGGCGTATAGATCGGGTCTTTCAATTCTTGCTCGCCCATTCCAAAACCACAACTTCCGTCTTCACGTAAAAATGGTACTTTTCCTGTTACATCGGGATTTGTTGCAAACTTTCCATATAAAGAGTTGAGCATCAATTTAGCTAGTAACTTTACAGCCCCGTCATTATTGATTTTGATTTCTGTCCAGTAGTCAATATATTCATTGAATAAACCTGTTTTCTCTCTGAACTTATAACCACCTAAATACTCAACGTCATATAAATGATAATGTTCTTTCATTAATTCAAGGTCTATGTTTGATACATAAAGGTCTACAATTTCGCCTTTACTATCTTTTAAATATTCGTTTGCTTTAAACAACATATTACGTTTGATTTGGATTGTTGGTATTTTTCCATCCTTCAATTCAAATTCACATCTAATGTGTTGGATATACAACGGATATAAATCATCTTGTTTGTATTCACCTTTAAAGGGTAGCGGTGCTCCATATGGTAAAGGTCTGTAATACATTTGTGCAGGGTACAGACTATTCACATCAAAAACAATACCTGTTTCAATGTCTTTTTCTGCAAACTTATCATTCAACCATGTGAAACCACCCCGATAAGACATTCTAATTTGTTCATTTAGTTTGTGATTAAAAACAGGAAAATGTTTCTCAAAAATCTTCTTTCCTATAATATCTTTAAAGCCTGCTAGTGCATCCGAACCATTGGTCATTTTCTTTAACCCTTGTTCGAATTGTTGTTCTAAAGCAATAGCAATGATTTCAATGTCATTCTTTATATATTCAAATTCTTCTTGAGTTATGGTATGATTAATAGGACGAAAAGCTTTATAATCAATATCGCCTTTTTTGATTTCAAGCTTAAAGTCTTCAGCAATTTTCTTTACTGGAAACGGTAGCTTTTTCAAACTATCGTAAATAACCGTATGTAATTTTTGCTTACGTTTTCCAGTACCTTTGACACCATAACAAATATCAATCATATACCATTGCCCCATATTGGATATAATGACATTAAAGGTGTTCGCCCCACCTTTTTTATCGAACGTGTAACCATTCTTTAAAAGCCAGTTAACAATAAATTCACCATCGAATTTCAAGTTATGGAAATAGAGGTCAGCTTGAACCTCTTTCGCCCATTCCATAAAATCATCAAGACTGTTACCTATTTTAAAGTTTTCACGGTTACCAATTTCCATATATCCATATGCCCAAACACGGCAATCATTAACGTCTGTTGTGGTTTCGAAGTCACAGCTAAATTTTTTACGTTTATCTTTACTCATTAGAAAAACCTCTCTTTAAAAACCTTTTAGACTCATATCAATTTCGCCTTTTTGATATTTGTCAACATATTCATTTATCATCCCTAGCCTTCCACTGGTTGGGGATTCTTTATCTTCTGTATAATGATAATCAAAATTCATTTCATCAAACATCAAATACATTTCATAAAAATCTTGTGCTGGAATATCTTTGAACTTTTCGATCAAAAAATCTGCATCACTATTAAATGTGGTTTGTAGTGCCTGCATGTAATTGTCTTTCATGGTTTTCATACGTTCATCAAAGAAATCGGGTTGCGCTCTCTTTTCGAGATTCTCTAACTTTCTTTCCAGTCTGCTAGGTCTGTCAATATTATCGAAGTTAAAGCCCATCGGATTCTCATACCCTAAAATATCAGGTCGTTTAAACATGTTCTGATACTGTTCAACAGTTAGAAGTTGTTTCTGCCCTCCACTATAAAAAGGTCTGTCCATAAATTCCTTCTTCTTTTGCTTCGCATATTTTGCGCCCAACTTCTCGTTTCGCATTGCTTCTTGAAACGTCTTCTTCGTAATTACTAACCCGTGCTGATTTTTCATAAATTGATAATTTAAGTTTCCACGGTTCGTAAATGAGTTAACAGATTTTTTCCATTCATTGAACTCTTTTCTCGTTTGGAAAGATTCAATATTTTTAGGTGTTTCGACTACGCCCTGTAAGTCAACACCATATGTCTTTTTGGTTCGCCTAACTTTCGACTTTGCATTTTTGGATAAGCGCTGAAACTCTGCCTTGTCCTTTTTTGTTATACGAATTGGTCTATCTTTCCCCATACACAATGCCCCTTACTAAGAAAAAACGCAACCTCAGTGAAAAGGTTGCGTATTTAATTCATTATCCAATTAGTTTCAAGTCTACGTATTTGTACTGTCTTCCTTTGCGCTCTACGATTTCAACAGTGATAGATTCTTCTGCATTGTAATGCGGTTCACCGAACAGAACAAAGAATTTTTTCAATGTGTGATATACGCTTTTTGAAGAAGTAACAAAAGCAAGTCCATCTTGGTCGATTAAGTAAGTAACTACCCCGAACTCAATTTCTCCAGTGTCTTCGTTCAACTTATCATATGGTTGAAAGATAACGTCTGCAATTTCAATTTGATGTCCGATATGTTGTTTTAATGGTTGAGCATCACTGTCTTCTGATAGTAAGTTAATCATTGCAATTTTTTGCTCTTTTGTTACTGCTTGAATGGAGCTGAAAGGTGTATAGATTGTTTTACGCTGGAATTTACCATCATTTGTTTTCGTGATTTCGTAATTTTCTTGAGTATTTGTATTCATGATTTCGTTTGACATTTTGTTTTCCACCTTTTAATAGTAATATTTGAATTTAATATATTTGAAAATGTTAGCTACTAAATAATTTATTACTGCTCGTCTTTTACTTCTTCTTTAACGTGAGCAAGTTCGATAAATTCTTGAACAGGCATTTCATAAACAACAGTGTTTGTTTCTACGTCAAATACTGTAACATTTCTTCCTGCAAATTGTTTTGCAACTTCACGTTGTGCTTTTTCCATTGAAACGTTACCTAATAAAGTAATGTCCTCTAAACGTTCTGCAACTGGTTGCCCTTCTACGCTTTTAATTTCCGTTACTTTTACGATTGTTTTCGTTACTTCTTTAGTCATTGTTTTTCTCATTGTCAATGGCTCCTTTAAATTTATGTGATTTTTAATTACTAACTTGTTTACTCTTATGATTCTAAATGATTGATACAATAAAGTCAACTATTTTCAAAACAAAATTTTAATTAATTTTTGAATCATAATTTTAGGCATTTATTGAGACACATTTAAATAGTCCCCTACTCTCTAGGACACAATCCTTATTATAATGAAAGATTTAACAAAAAACAAGCAAAATTCGACAAAAGTTCTACATTATTCGACATTATTCGACAAAGTTCGACACAAACAATGTTTTCCATGATATAATAATACTAGTGATACGGGAAATCACTGGAAAACACAATTTATAAGACAAGTAACAAAAAATCTAATTAAAGCGAGGTGAAGTTCTCACAATGCCATTACCTTTAGAGGATTATGAGACTCTATTAAATGAGTTAAATAATCCTGAATTAGAACATTCTAGACGAACAGAACTGTTGCAAACTCTTCGAACAGATTACACAACAGTTCATACGGACTTCAATCAACTAACTGAATCCGAAACAAAATTAAAGAAAGACAAGGATGATTTAGTCCTTGCTAACAGCCAGTTATTTAGACAGGTTGGAATTACGGGTAATCCTGACTTAGAAAAGAAAGAAGAACAAAAGACCTTTTCTGAGACAGTTACATTAGAATCACTAGAGAAATAGGAGGAAAGTAAGAAATGCGTATTACTATTAGTAACGTAAAGCAATCTTTAGGCATTACACAAACGTATGACATTGTGAATGCTATTCGTAACAGCGCAGGCGATTCATTTAAACAATATGTTCCGCTTGCAGACGTTGACAACGTCACAGCAATTGGAGCAGGCATCCTGCAAAACCAAACAATCCAAAATGAGTTTATCACTTCATTAGTTGATCGAATTGGACTTGTTGTGTTGCGTACTGTTTCACTGGAAAACCCTTTGAAGAAATTCAAAAAAGGACAAATGCCACAGGGAAGAACAATTGAAGAAATCTTCACTGACATTACAACAGCGAAAAAGTATGACCCGTTTGACGCAGAACAGACAGTTTTTAAACGTCAGATTCCAAACGTAAAAACACTTTTCCACGAACGTAACCGTCAAGAACTGTATCAGCAAACGATTCAAGATGAATCATTAAAATCTGCTTTTACATCTTGGGGAAATTTTGAAGGCTTCGTTTCTTCTATTATTAATGCAATCTATAACAGCGCAGAAGTGGACGAATATAAATATATGCGTCTACTAATTGACAACTATTATGCAAAAGGCCTATTTAAAGTTGTACCTGTAACGGAACCAAACACAGAAACAGCTGCGCGTGAATTTGTAAAATCTTTACGAGCAACTGCAAGACGTATGACTCTTCCAATGGGTACACGTCATTACAATTCTTTAGCAGTACATACACGTTCTGATATGGAAGACTTACATCTAATTATTGATGCTGATTTAGAAGCAACGCTTGACGTTGACGTATTAGCAAAAGCATTCAATATGGACAGAACGACTTTCATGGGAAATGTAACTGTTATTGACGGTTTCGCTTCTACAGGTTTAGAAGCTGTTTTGGTTGACCGTGATTGGTTTATGGTTTATGACAATCTTCAAAAGATGGAAACTATCCGAAATCCAAAGGGATTATATTGGAATTACTACTACCACATTTGGCAAACATTATCCGTTTCTCGTTTTGCAAATGCTGTTGCGTTTGTAAGTGGAACAGTGCCAGCGGTAACACAAGTAATTGTTGACCCTACGATTTTAGCAATTAAAGCAGGCGGAACATTTGCGTATAAAGCGTATGTTCGAGCAACAGACAATGTTGACCACCCTGTAACATGGAAAGTTGTCGCAGGAACAGGTTCTACCCTTGCTACTGGAACAGCTATTGACACGAATGGTGTCTTAACTGTTGGAGCTACTCAAACAGGTGAACTGAGCGTGACTGCTGAAGTTACACTTGCTGATAGCAAAAAAGTAATTGGTGAATCTATCGTAACGGTAACTCCATAATAAGGAGGTAAACTGAATGGCAGTAGTCCCCGTTTCGGGAACGAATATCCGGCTTTTGTCGGGTATTCCGTTTTCAAACGATTATAAACATACACGTTGGTTTGATTCAGTTAGTGAACAAACGTCATATTTTTCAAATAAAAATGTTGTTCATTCTATGACGCAAGCAAACTTTCAACGTATTGAAGGAAAGAATTTGATTGCAGTCAATAAGTCAATTGACGAACTATGGAACGTGAATTATTTAATGTTTCAAAATGCTCAATATAACAGCAAATGGTTTTATGCCTTTGTCACAAAACTAGAGTACAAGCAAAAAGGAACAACCTATGTTCATTTTGCAATTGATGTATTCCAGACATGGAAATTTGATATGACATTTAAACCTTCTTTTGTTGTGAGAGAGCATTGCAAGTTATGGAACGATGACGGTTCGCCAGTAGTCAACACAGTAGATGAAGGTTTGGCATATGGAACGGAATATGACATTGTACACGCTGAAAATTATGTCCCACATGGTGACGTACAATTTTTAGTCATTGTGACAAAAGAGAGAATGCATGACATACCGAATACAGGTGAAGAAACACCAACGGAAACAACTAAAATTGCTCCTATTATAAATGGTGTTCCACAGCCCCTTTCTTATTATGTTCACCCATTCAAGAAAGACGGTTCACAAGTCACAACAAATATTGACCCTGAAATAAGCGATATAAAAACCGTATTAAAAGGATTGTATACGCAAGATGATGCAGTCAATAATGTTGTTTCACTATTTATAACGGATTACATTGGAGCAGATGCAAACGGAACAGACGGTTCAATTACATTTAATGTTGACCAATTCGAACATGCAGGCGTTGCCGATGATAAAGCCGAAAACTTTAATACGATCTATGTCAAAGACGTAAAAACCTATGACGTGCTTTCTAAAAGTTTTGGGAAAAAGTACGACGATTATCGAACTGTCAAAGAATCAAAATTGTTAATGCACCCGTACACGGTTTTAACATTAGATGATTTCAAAGGAAACAGACGGGATTTCAAAAATGAATACATTCAAGCAGACAACTTGGTTTTAAATGTTCGTGGTTCATTGGGGACTAGCAATAAAGTAGCCTATACGATTGCAGATTATAACACTGGAAGCGAAATGCCTGATGATGGAACAACAGATAGAGTTATGTTAGAAGGTTCAATAATAAATAATAATCCGAGCGATGTTCCTATTTTAAACGAGTATTTATCAGCCTACTTGCAAGGTAATAGAAACAGCATTGCGAACCAAACCAACAGCATTATGTTTAACGGTGCAATGGGTGCAGTATCTACCGCAGTAAGTGGTGCGGTAAGTGCCAAAGCAAGAAACCCAGTAGGGGTTGCCCAAGCAGGATTGGACGGGGTGCAAGGTGCAGGAAATACCGTTTTAGATTTACAAGCAATACAAGCCAAACAACAAGACATTGCAAATATCCCTCCTTCTATTAGTAAGATGGGTAGCAATACAGCGTTTGAATTTGGTAACGGGTATAGAGGACTCTTTATAATGAAGAAACAAATTAAACCCGAATATCGTAAAAAGTTAGAAGCCTTTTTTAATATGTATGGGTACAAGTTGAATGAAGTAAAAGTTCCTAATTTTCATACACGTCAAAACTGGAATTTTGTCCAAACCGTTTCTTGCATGATTACTGGAAACTTTAACAATGAGGATTTAACAGAACTAAAAGCCGTTTTCGATAATGGTATTACATTATGGCATACCGATGATATCGGAAACTACTCTTTAAGCAATGAGGTGATTTAGTGGGCAAAGGAAATAGATACAAAAGCCCAAACGAGATACAAAGGCAAAAAGCGAATGGTTGGTATCAACATTATCAACAATATTTATGTTCCATTGCTTATCAATTATTCGAGTGGGAAGGTTTACCCGATAGCGTTGACCCAAGATTTTTAGAAATGACCCTTCATCAATTTGGGTATGTTGGTTTCTATTATGATAAGAATTTAGGTTACATTGCTGTGAATGGTGCTCTTGGTGGAGAAATCGACCATTATAATTTACCGACAACGTTTCAATCTAGTGCTCCAAGATACAACAAACGTTTCAAACTCTATAACTATTCAGATATAAAGGAGGACGATATGGGTGTCGTTATTTGGAACAATGACTACCATTTTCCTACTACTCCTTCTCTTGAAATGTTTGCTAGTGATTTAGCCGAATTAAAAGAAATCATTGCAGTCAATCAAAATGCACAAAAGACACCTGTCTTGATTTCAGCAAATGACAACACTAAATTTTCGATTCAACAGATTTACAATCAATATGAAGGAAATGCCCCTGTTATTATTACACATGAGTCGATTGACCCTGACTCAATTAAAGTATTTAAAACAGATGCACCTTACGTGGTTGACAAGTTGAATACGCAAAAGAATGCTGTATGGAACGAAGTCATGACATATCTAGGAATCAAAAACGCCAATCAAGAAAAACGTGAACGAATGATAACCGCAGAAGCTGAAAGCAACAATGAGCAGATTTCGAATAGTGGAAATGTTTATTTAAAATCACGCTTGGAAGCTTGCGAGAAAATCAATGAGTTATACGGATTGGATTTAAACGTCAAGTTTAGAAGTGAAGCTGTTGAACAGTTATTACAAAATGTTCAGCCTGGACAAAAAGAAGGTGTAAACGTTGGCTAGTTACACAATGCAATTACGAGAATACATCGAACAGTTTTCACAAGATGAACGAATGCCTACCCGTAACCGAATCGAAGAAGGAAGACAACATTTATTCGACTTTGAATATCCATTCTTTGATGAAGATTACAGAAATGTCTTTGAAACAAATTTTATCCGTAACTTTTATATGAGAGAAATAGGTTTCGAGAC